AAAAAGCGCATACATGTTATTGTATACGCTTTTATTTAGCAGAGCAAGAGAAATCTTGCCTGAAATGTGAGTATTTTACTCGATTAACGTCCGCGAGCTAGACTGATAATCCTTGCCAAACTTTCTTCATTTTTAAATACTGCCGACTCAGCTGTTGGTTGCGGAGGATTGCTAACTGCCGCTTGTTGAGCATTATTCCAAGTAGCATTTTGGTTGGCCGCTACTGGAGCAGATTTACCGCCTAGGAAGTTTGGTAGTATTTTTTGTGCTGTTGTTCTTGTGTCGGGTGCCGCCTTTGTTCCGCCCCAAGTTGGATCAAATGCGTGAGCGCCTGCTTCGTCATCTGTATTCATAGATGTTTGTGGAGGTGCCGCTGGAGCAGGTGCTGGAGCAGGTGCTGGAGCCGGTGCTGGAGCCGGTGCTGGAGCCGGTGTTGGTTTTGGACCTTGCCAACGTGGATCATCTGGTGTTAATCCTGCGTTAATGTTTCCGGCATTGTTTGCTGACAACAAGTCTTGTGAAGCCGCAATTTCTTCTGGTGAACGCATTTCTTGTCCAGCCATTCCTGCCGCTGCCATATTTTGTTGTGCTTGTGTTTGTACTGGTGCCGCAGGTTTTGCCGCAGGTGCTTTATTTGCAACTGGTTTAAATCCTGCTGGAGGTTGAACACCTGCCGCTTGTAGTGCCGCCATAGTTTTTGCGCCAATCATTCCGTCTGGAGTTAACTTGTTTGCGGTTTGGAATGCCTTGATAGCATCTGGAGTTGTTGGCCATGCTGTTGCTCCAGGCTTAGCACCTTGCCCGGCAGCAGGAGCTCCGCTTGGAATTTGTGTTGGGCCAGTTCCTGTTTGTAATTTAGGAGCATTTAATCCGCCAGCAGGTTTAGCTGCCGCTTGGCCACCGCCTCCGCCGCCCATTTCAGCCATGTATTCTTTTAAACGATTTACACGGTTTTTCAATTCTGATTCTGTAATTTTTTTCATGTCAATTCCTTATTTACGAGATAAACTTATGATTCTAGCCAACGAATCTTCTTGTACATTCATAGATAACTCTTGAACTTTATGTCCAATATGATCTGCTCTAGTGTCAACATTGGGCACTGTTGTAATCTGATTATGTTCGTTTCCGCTAGGATCCATCTTGTCGATTAATCTAAGTACCTGGGCTAAATCTTGTTCTGAAGCGTTTTCAAATTCACCATCTTTAAATGCTTTAACAACTTTAGTCTTGGCACGTGTGCCGCCGATAGTAAAGTTTTTCTTTTGATGATTCCAAAAACCTGCTACAATCTTGAGCATTTGTTGTATGCCGTCTTCGCCTTCGTTTTGATCGAAACCAAAGTCTGCTGGACTCATACCACATTCTTCAATACAGTCATGTAAGGTCATTTCTTTGTGACCAAAGTCAAGTGTAGTGTCTAATTTTGCGCCTGCCTTCTTGGCGTTGTGAATTGCTTTAATCATTCCAGACTTGGCCAAGTGTTTAGCGTGACTACGTCCAGTATGCTTTGCTCCGCTCTTATCTGTAACATCGCCGGATGACTTTTTATAAGGACCATCGAATGGAGGTTCTTGTTCGTCTTCAGCCATAGGAGCCGGTGCTGGAGGTGCGCCTGCTGGTGCTGGTGCTGGTGGAGGTTCTGCTGGAGCTGCCGGTGCTGGCTCAGGTTGCTCTGGTGGAGCTTCTGCGCCCGCAACGTTCTTACCACCAATTTCACCACCGCCTCCAAACTGTAGTTGTGAACTTAGTTCAGGGGCATTTTGTGTGATAAATTGCTGGATCAATGGGCGTGTGTCTAAGTCTGGATCTACATCTTTAAGACTATTTAAAAATTCTGGATCGTCAATTAATCCTTTCAAACTTTCAATAGCATTGATACCTTCTGGACCGCCTTTAAGTTCTGTGCTTAAAATATCGTTTAATTTTTCAATAGCTTGACGTTGTGTATCTTTGTTAGGACTGAATAGTGTGTCGTCGCCTTCTACTTCGTCTTCACTAACAATACTGTCAAAGAAATTTTCTAAGGCAATTTCTTCCTTGGTCATTTTCTCGCCAGCTCGTTTTGCGCCAGCTCTACGCTTTTCAGCTTTCTTGTATGCGCTTGGAGCAAACGCACGTTCGTCCGGGTCGCTGTCATAAGAATCGCCTGCTTTTTCATATTCGTCGGCATCTTTTTCAGCTTTGTCTTTGTAAGATTTTAAAGTAGCATTACTCAACTCACCTAGCATATCATCAGGTGACATTTCTTTAACTGGAATATCTGCTTCGCTTACTAGTTTAAAAATATATGGGAACGCTGTTTTTAAATCTTCGTTGAATGTACGAATTGTCAAACGATCAATCCAATCACTCATAATTTCTTCAGGAATCATTTGCTCTTCAGACTCTGCGAATGATTCGGCAAATGCTTCGTAGTATGCCTTACGTGACAAACCTTGTACTTCTTTCTTTACGCTTTCAATACGTTCCATTACTTTACTAGTAATGTCGCCCATTGCTTCGCCAAGGGCTTGATTGCGTGTAACATATCCCTTGAATTTACGTAATTGTGCTAGTTCTTCTGATAAACTTGTAATGTGCTTGCCAATGCTATCGTAAGGAATGCCGCCATGTTTTAAATGTTCTGCTAGAGCACGAGCACCGCTAAGATGTTTAAATGGATATTTAAAACGTTCGCCTTGTGCGTTTTCTACCCAGATGCCTTCAATGTGCATTGTTCTGCCTGCTGGCAAATCTAAGTTAATAGGCTGACTATGTTTGACAATAATCTTTGCTTCGCCTAGGTCTTGGTAGCTCATACGAGCTGTGCCATACATTTTACTTTCCATCATAGGTTCCATCTGAAGTTCCTTGGGTTTTGCTCTAAAGTGATAATCTCTCTTGTCTAGGTTGTCCTTTCCAATATTTTGAATATCAAACTTTAACAAACGATTTTTAGCGAATTGTCTAAAACTACGGAGGAATTGAAAAGCACCATGATGGTTACTGTCAGCAAGCTCTCCGCTGATCTGTAATACTATACCATCGTCTTCGTCAAGGGTAATAGCTACAGTTCCTAGAGTTTCTCCGCCTTCTTCGTACTCAAATTCAAAAAAGCGAGCCTTAGGAATATCTGCTTTTTTACTTAAAACTTCAGCATTTTCGTCACCCATCTTAATGTCAGGGAAACGAGTTTGAATCTTTCCGTACAAGTCTAAAGCAATTTTATCTAAATTCGTGTTCATGTTATATTTATCCGAAGCCGCTGGATATGAATATGGGTAACGGAGGCTCGAAATCGTCGTTTACTTCCCAGTCGCTTTGAACTCTTAGCTGTTCAAACACCTCAGGATCCCACTCTGCTAACACTTGACTCATGCGTACAATTAGCAGTAATGCCGCTACTAAGTCGTCGTGTTGACCTTCTTTTGCCTTGAATGTTATACCATTGGCAATGTATGTCTTAAGCTCACTGATTAAAGGACGGCTGTTTATAATACACTTTTCTTCTTCAATTAGATACTTGATTTTAGCACAAGTAGCTATCTTAGTACCGTGTGTAGTGTTAAATCCTTTGCGGAATTTACGCACATGACCTTTACGTGCTGGCTCACTTAAAAATATTCCTGGAAAAGTTTCTTCGCCTAAGTTTGTAATAACTACTAGCGCACTTTCGCCCACGGTGTTATTTTCAACACTCCAGTAAATCTGATTATAACCTTCGTTACCAATCTCATCTGATATGTATTTTATAACATCTCTAAAGATTTTAACCTGTTGTTGTATAGGTGTAATATTATGTTGCCACTCGGCAATTTGTACCATCTCGGGCATTTGAAATACTTCAATAGCACCATAATCTCCGCCTGTTCCTAAACTAGGATCCAATGCTACTAGATAAATTTTACCTCGTTCAGGTTGCTTATACCAACGAACTTGCCCCATTTTCCAAGCAGGTTCTTTACCTACCATGTCAACAAGTTTTAAGGAACTAATTAGTGTTTCGTCAAAGACCAAGAACTCGCATCCGTACTCACGACGGAAACGTTCTACACCAATACGACCCATTTCAACTTTCTTCCACTCCTCGTCACGATCCGGATGTTCGTGCCATTCAGCACGGAATCCGTGAAATCCGTTACGACCTGTGCCGTCAGCTTTTTCGTTGCCATGTTCGTCAAATTTGTCCTGACTTTCTTTCCAGATGATAGCAAACTCGTCTTCGTCACTGTTAGGTGTTGAAGTGATAATTGCTCGACCACCAGTTGCTAGTGTTGGACTGATTGAGGTCCAAAACTCTGTAGCAATATTAGGTTGAAGGAAAGCAAACTCGTCACAATATAGTAGGGATATTGACATACCACGACCAGTGTTGCCGGTAGTAGTAGCTGATACAATTCTTGATCCATTATCAAACTCCATTGATCCTTTGTTGTAGTTAACAACACCCGAACGAATATGGTCGGGACATAGTTCGTATCCATAGCGGATACGCTGCATAATTTCCTGTGCGCCTGTGTATTTGTGTGCGGCAATTAGAATCGTTTGGTCTGGGTGGAACATAGCATACCATAACAAATATGCCGACGCACAAGTAGTCTTACCACTTTGACGCGGTAGCATATTAATATTAAAACGAAAGTTATGATATGCGTTTAATAATCTTTCCTGGTATTCAAAAGGTTCAAATTTTACCTTACCTTTAACAGGATGCTGAATGTGGAAAAAGTTTTTAGCAAAGTGATGGTACCCGTCAACCGGGTTGGCACACAACAACAAGTCAGTAACTTGCTGTTCTGAAAACTTTTCTTTACTATGCGCCTTTTTGGTTAAGACGCCGTCTAATGATTTTGCCATAATGTTATTTACACAAAAAAATAGCTCCCGAAGGAGCTATTTGGCACTATAAACAGGTGCTAACTGCGACGAATTAGTCTTTTAGTCTGCCATCATTTTCTGCTGATTTTAACATTGCCGCACGGTCAGCATAGCTACCACGCTTAACATCTTTGGCTGCTTTTTTCTCGCCTTTAGTAGGATTTTTAACGTGCTTTAGTGGATCAAACTTTTCTTCTTTAGCTTCTTTAACAGATTCATAATGTGCCTTTAAACGACTAACTAAAGTTTCACTTACGCTATATGGATTGCCACCGCCTGCCATTTTTGGTTTCTCGTTGCCAGCTTTGCTGTTCATGTCATCACCGCTGAATGTTACAGCGTCGATTCCATGTGTGTGATGTGCGCTTCCGCCTGGAGCACTATTACCCCAAGATTCTTGATCGTCGCCCATAACTTCGTCAACTGGTTCTTGCTCCATGTGTTGAACAATAGCACCCATGATTGGTTCTTCTGGACCAGCTTCTGGTTCGCCAAACAACTGATCTACATTATGTCGATGTGGGTCTTTGTTTTCACCGTTTTCAATATTACGTAAAATTTTCATCAAGTCGCTAATGCCGCCTGCTCCGCTACCATTCATGCTAACGTTCATAGTAACATTATCTTGTTGCTTAGGAGCACCCATTGGGCCGCCAACTGAAATTGGCATACCGCATTCTTCCATACCTTCGTCGCCAGCACCAGCACCGACTGGAGAGTCTGTATGTACCGGAGCCACTGGAGGAGCATTTTCCTCAATGGACTTTAGCTTAGTCATTAGGTCTTGTAAATTCATATTATTTTCCTTTGGCCAGCACGTTTAAGCTGTTTTTAACACTGTTAGCATAAGGACCTAATTTGTTTTGTTTAGTTCCAACAGGACTTGTAAATCCTGACTTGTCAGTCTTTGGAGATTGTTCTGTTTGCTCTTTTACCTTTTTTGTTGTGACAAATAGTTGATCATTTGTTCCGGTTACTGGAGTTAGATCACGCTTATTATTACCGATGGCTTTTAAGAAATTCATCTTTTGTTCTTCGCCAACTAAGTTTTGATTGTTGCTTGTTTCAAAGTCTGTACCTAATACAGCCTTACCGCTCTTTTGATCGAACTTGTGATTAAGAGCGTACTCTTCTTCTTCTTTCAAGTTGCGAACTCTAACTGAGCTGTGCGGAATTCCTAATGCTTCTGCTATTCTGTCAAGCAGTTGTTTGTTAGTTGCTGGGTAATTTACACATACATCAAATATAGTCATGCTGACATTTTTATGTTCAGGAAACTCTGACTGACGTTCTTGAATAGGTGTAGTTTTACCAGAGCTACAAGACTCTACGTGAAATTGTGACAATGCCGCTTTGATAGTTGATGTACAATCTTTAGGACATTCCCCAGCAATTTTTACTTTGAATTCGTAAACTTTCTTGCTTTCTGTTAAGTATTCTTTAAATGATTTCATATGTTAATCCCAGTACTGTATTTATTTCATTTGCTTGAGTTTTTCTAAAAGACTATTGCGGTCCGATACAATGAAACCATCGCCTTGTAAGTCCACGCTGTTATCTACACCCAACGCATCCTGATCTAATTTCTGCTTTTTCAACTGAAGATCAATCATTTTTAGCTTTTTATCTAGTTTAGCACTTTTGGCTTGAATGGCGTGTCCAAGCATACTGGCCGCCACTTCAAACAAGCGTCCGCTATAACGTGCTTCTACGTTCATGCCTAAGTCCATGATATCTTCGTAGGCATCTTTGGCTTTTTGTGCTAGCTCGTCTAGTTCAGCATCGCCCGCATCTCCCAAGCCTTTAACTGCTGGCAGTGCCGCTGAGATTTTATCAAACTCGCTCATGTCGCGAATGAATGGCTGGGCAACTTCTGCCTTGCGCTGTTCTTTTTCTTCCTGCTTAATAATCTTCTTACTTTCAGGGAGGTTGAGTATTTCTTCAAGTTTTTTAGTCATACAATTACTTATGCTTAGACCTTACTGAATATATCATTTTCGTTAAGAATACGGAACTTTATGCCGTTTTGCTTACACCATAAGCTGGCAGCGGCCCACTTGGCTTGATTCTTAACAAACTGTGCTTGATTGTATTTGTTCTTGCCCACACGCTCAAGAATAGTTTGGCTAGCAGGTTTAATTTCAATTAGTTCGACAGACATTCTTCCAAACTTATCCACATACTGAATGAAAAAATCAGGGACATAGATAGTTTGTCTGTTGGTCAACGGATCTTTGTATGGAATATTAATAGCTTCACTTGCCCACTTTTGTACGCTAACATTATTGTCGCAAAAGTTCATAAAGCTCCATTCCCAACTGCTACGATATGTAGGAACTTTTGTACCCACATATTTTTCGGGGTGCTTCATGGTAAACTTTCCACGGGCAAATTTAGACATATTAGACTAGTATATTGCGTGTTTCGTATGTACTAACGGTAGGAGCCATACGATACCCTAATAAACTTGTTTTTTCTCTGTAAGTGTTTAACACTTGAGCAACCACTTGACTTAGTTGCGTGTCTGTTAAATTTTTCATTGTATCTAACAATGTAAAAACATTAACGTTTTCAATTCGAGCTTGATTTAATAAAACTATTGCTGTGCTTTTAGAGCTACTCATGTCAAAACCACGCTTCTGAAAAAATGCCACTGTAGCGTCAATTTCTCCAGCAGGGAAGCTGACTTGATTAACAAAGTAGTTGTCAAAAAATGATTTGATGTCTTTGATTGGTAAATTAGTATTCATTAAAAGTCCCATGCCTCTTCGCCAGCGCCTGTATCTACAGAAGAAATATCTTCTGGAACTTCGGCTGCTCGATACAATTCGCCGTTCTGATATGTATTTCCTAAACTATCTGTGGTGTATTCTTCACCGTCGTCTCCAAAGCCAGTACCTGGTGCCGCATCAACTACTGATGGAGTAACTGCTTGCGAAACTGCGTCAATACCAGAACTAACTGCTCCAGTTACTGAATCTACCACACCGCCTATTGCGCCTCCTATACCACTGATAGCACTACCAATAGCGTTGGCCGCGCCTGGAAATATAGCACCGATAGCTGAGATAGCACCAACACCTGCGGCAATACCTCCTAGCAAACTAACAGCACTGGAACCACTACCTGAGCTGGTATTCTGGTAAGTGTTAACGGAAGCTACTGCGTTATTCACTACACTAACTGCCAAGCCAGTAGTGTCAAAACTTTTTACAAAACTTGGATCATTAACTGTTGGATCTGGATTTGTTCCGGATAACGGACTTGGAGTAATGTCATAGTGATCTATAAATCCAAAGCCTTCTGGATCGCCTTCAGTTACTACTCCTGAACCGTAAGCAATGGATTCGCATTGAAGTGTCATGTCAAAATCGTGAGGCTTAGTGTCTGCGTAGTCTACTTTGTTATGATTAAACTTAGTAATAATTGGGTTGACCAAATGGTAACTAATGTACTCATGTCGTGCCATTTGATAAATTTTAATGTAATTAAAAAACGGCACAGTGCTTCCGTTATCTAAGCCATATGGTGCTGTAATAAAATTACTATTGCGTGTTGCGTTCCTGCTATAGGCAGTTGACGACATTGCGCTAGTAGGATCTGCGTAGTAGTAGGTATAATAGTTTTGCCACAACTGATTAATCAAACCCATATTATCGTCATGGAATTTAATTTTTGTGTCGTCAGGTGAGTGAGTGAACTGTACTACTTTTTTTCTGTTGTACTGATTTAACATTTCAGTGGATAATTTGTAGCCTGGCAAGTCCACACTTTTTACCAGCATATTAATTTCATTTCTATAACGTTGAGCCAATGCCGCAATTCTTAGCGCATTAGGATTGATACCAAATGACACGTGAAATAAGAAGGCACTTTTTGGAGCCAGTCTAAACTGATCAGCGTTGAATAGTTTAGCCGCGTGTTGTTGGTCCCGTAATGTAATTACTTGACTGGATTTTAAATGATTAGTTGCTGTAAAGGCCATACTAATATTTATCGAAATAATTAAGTGGGTAGTTAATGAAGACCAAATAAAAAACCCAACTAAGTTGGGTTTTTTGTATTAAGCACCTAAGCTATTTGTACCGCCTGGGAACTTCTGAACTGCTGTTGGTGAACCAATAGCGCCGCCAGTTGTTTGTACAGCGTTGTCATAACGAATAGTTAAGTCGATCATTACTGGACCGTTTTCTTTGTAGTCCAATGATTGCCAGTTAGTCTTTTCCAAGTAGCATCCATACACTTCCCATGTTTCAAGAACTGTAGGAGTACCTGTACCGTTACCACCGTCTAACATTTCAATACGTAATGTAAACTTGTAGTCACCAGCCGCTGCCGCTGAACTTTGTTCAAAGAAGTCGAACTGTCTTTGATTTTGTTCACCAACCAAGCGACTAACTGCGCCAGTTACATCGTCACGTAATTTAACTGTGATGTTTTCCCACTGTGGTTTACCAGCATAGTTAATCTTACTGTTGTAGATATCGATTACTGTGTTAGTAAATGTTAAGTTAGGGCGAGTAACATCGCTAACTTGTTTTGTTAGCTCTGTTGTTGAGCCAGATACACCAAAGTTTTCAAAGTTGATACGAAAGCGATATTTCAACTTAGGCATTAACATGCCTTGTGAACTTGCACTCTGATCACTTGCTAAGGGTACTGTAAAGTTTGATAATGCCGCAATTGCCATTTATGTTCTCCTGATTATTTTACAAGCCTTTGATAGCGCCAGTGTTTTCTAAGCGCATTGGGATGTAGATAAATTCCACTGCCTTAACTGGTTCAATCGCGATATCAACATGTAATTCGTTTGCGTCGATTCTTGCCGGTGTGTTGTTTGATCCATCACATACAACAATGTAATCGTACAGCGCACGTTGCCCTGTCAACTCAAGCAACAATTTTTCAATTTGTTGTTTGATTTCGTTACGTGTAATTGTATCATTTGGTTCAAACACGAATGGTTTGGCAATTTGATTCAATTGGTAACGTAAGTAAATTACTAGACGTGCTACGTTAATACGATCCAAGCTACTAGCAATCAACTGACGTGTTTTCTGTCCGTAACATACTAAACCTGTACCAGCAATGTATGTGATTGGGTTAACGTGAACACCTGCTAAGGTATCGCGTTGTCCGGTGTTCAATGCTACTGTTACAAATTCACCTGTTGTTGCGTCAACATAACCAACGCTACTTGCGTTTGTTACACCACCACGACGTACACCAGCTGGAGCAAACCATGGATAAGAAACATTATCGCTTAGAGCGATTGTACGCAACATGATGTGACTTGGAGGTACAACAATGTTGTTACCATGTAAGTCTGTTGTATATCCCCATGGATAGTAAACTGCCGCATAGCTGTTTGTAGCAATTAGACCAGTTTCACCGTCAACTGCTGCCTTGGCCACGTTACTACCCCAGTTGCTTAATGTTGTAGCATCTGGTGCTAAACGAGCTGGGGTGTCAGCAACGATAAATGCTGTTTCGCCACGGCTTGTATTCAAGTCGATCAAAGTACTTAGAGCTTCTAAGTATCCTGGGCAAGCTAACAAGTTAAATTGGCGACTGTCTTCGTCACGAATTTGTTGGTTAGAATTGATTAATTCTTCCAATGCTGTTAGAACCACAGCACGTTGACTCTTACGTCCAAATGTTCCTGAACCGTCTAACTGGTTAGCCGCTTGGCTTACCCAACGATGTGGATAGTAAGTAGACTGTAGTGCGTTAGACATACGTGGGTTACGTGCTGTTACATCAATGTAACCTTGTTCAAACTTAACTACGTTGTTGCCTGAGCGACGTAGGTTCCATAGCAACATACCTTTTGGATATAGTGCTGGATCTGGAGCATCTGGATCTAAGAAGTTGCTTGATAGCAAGGCTTTAATTGTGCTCGGTCCAGTACCAGTACCGTCTACAGTCCAACGAGCATCGTGGAATAGAACACCGTTTTCTGTTGTTTGGTCAGTGTTGTCCAACAATACCCATTTCTTGTTCAAGTAATCATACTTGTAAATGTGTGGGAAGTTGTCAATATCTGCTGTGCTGATCCACAAGTCACCGTTGGCTAATGGAGTACCATCGCTTTGAACGGTTGGCTTTGTAGCACTTACGATTGGTCCTGCTGGGTCTGTTGTTGTACCACCAGCGCCGTTTTGAACATAGTTCAAATAGCCAACCCATGTTGTTCCATTGTGTACCATGATGTCAATATCGCTAACATCTGTATTATACCACAATGTTCCGTCTGCTGGGATTGTTGTTGGAGCTGTAGCACTTGCTGGAGCAACTGCTGTACCAGCTGATGTTGGTGACCACAATGTAGCAACTGTACCAGTTCCTGTTGGATTTACATAATAATTAGTTGTAGTACCTGCTGTGAACAATGTAGCCAATGGTGTGTTAGAACCATCAACAAACTTGATATCACCACCAGTTGTATGGATAATGTTAATACTGTTGTCACTGTTGATTGTACAAGTTACATTTGAATCACCGTTAACTGCTGAATTAATTGCAGCAACAACTAGTTGAGCGCGAGCAGTAGCAGTAGCTTGGCTACCAATTGCTAGCGAGAACGATACTGTTACCGCTGATGTATAACTTGAGCTACCTGTTGTAGTCCAAGACATTGTAAATGCGTAGTTATTATCAGCTGGACTGCTTGTAGTAAATGAGTTAGAAACAATCAATGTTGAACCAACACCGCTACGTCCATAAATCTTGAAGTTAGCATAAGGTTGAGCACTAGTTTCGTCATCGTTGTATTTTACATAAACTTGACCAACTGCTAGGTTTGCGCCGCCGCCTTTTGGATCTAGTGTTGCTAGAGCAGATGCTGCATTGCTGAACAACTGTACTGGTTGCTCAATCCATGAACCTGTCAATGAACTGTATTTCTTAATGATCCAGTCAGCACCTTGGTTAACTGGAGTTGTTTTAACCCACAAGCTACCTGTTGGACGACCAGAGATATAAGTTCCGCTTGTATCTGTAATCTTGTACAATGGAATTGAAGTGTGTGGAGCCAATGTTAGTTTTGGAGCTCCATAAGTTCCTGCTGTGATACCACATGCTGTAGCAATAGTACCGCTAATAGCAACGTCAACACCAGTTGAGTAAATGTTTAGATAACCATTGATCTGTGCCGCTGTAACACCAGTGATACCTGCGTCATTGATCTGTGTTGCCAAGTTAGCAAATGTTACACCAGTGATTAATGTTGAGTTAATTGTTAATGTATCGCCGCCAGTTGTAACTGTTCCGTTAACTGTACCAGCTGTTGGAGCATCGTCAACGTTGTATGCTTGACCTGTGAAGCTTGTTGGGCTACCAGCTGTACCAACTGCTTGTGAAGTGCTAACTGTGTAGTTAGTACCAGTTGTAGTAGTTGTGCCACCTGTTTGGCTAGCACTAACAACCCATGATGTACCTGAACCGCTAACAATATAAACACCAGCACCAATTGTACCGCCACTTAACAACATACCAGTTGTAATAGTACCAGTCACTGAGCTAACTGTCAATGCTGTACCGGTAATGGTACCAGTGAATGTTGCTGTGTTTACTGCTGTGATATATGTATAAGCAGTAGTTGTTCCACCGCTCAATACTAGACCAATTACTGGAGTAGTACCAGTCAATTGTGTCAATACTGTACCAGCTGAACCGCTTGTACCGTTACTGATGAAACCAGTAAATGTACTGTTGATTACACTGATAATACGTGTACCTGTCGGAGAAGCTTTAACGTTTGTACCGCTAATAACGTCACCAATTTGGATACCAGCAGAGCCTGTTACTGCGCTGATAACTGATAGTCTTGTTGTGTTTTGTGGAATGTAAGCTGTAAAACTAACACCAGTTGAGCTAAGTGTTGGAGTACTTACTGTACCAGTAACTGTTGGCCAGCTTGCAGCCCATGCGCCTGTTCCTACTTCAACCCATGTACCTGCCGCTGTATCTGTTAGATACTTTTTCATCCATAGCTTGTTAAGAGTTGTAACTGCTACAAGAGCGTAGTCACCTACGTTACCAACGCTTGGTAATGGCTTGTAACCAGCTAAATCTCCAGTGTCGCTGTCTGCTGTGGTTAACGCTGTGTCAGTGATAACTGTTACAGATTGTACACTGAATGCTTGTCCGCCTGTTGTAGTAGCACTTGCGGCACTCCACTCAAATACACCATATGCTGTATCAGTAGTGTCAAACCATAGTGTGCCATCTGATGGTGGGCTAGTTGGAGCTAGTGCAGTACCGATCAATTGTTTTGTATTCAAATCAGCACGTACTACATAAGCACGGTTGCTTACGCCTAGGAAGCTATAAGCGGCTTGTAAGCCATATTCGTTTAATTCGCCTGCGTGTACAGGATTGTTACTTGCGTCAGTTTGGAAGTAAGGAATACCAAAAGTGGTTCCTAAGTCCATTTGACTTGTTAATAGATATACCTTACCAGCGTTTGCTTTTAGAGTACCTACCGCAGTGCCGGTGCCTGCGCTATTCATTTTATCTTGCTGACTAGCGACAATAATTAACGGGACAGTGCCCGGTGCGGCAGGAGTGTAAAAACTCTCGTCGACTACTGTTACGCTTACGCCTGGTGAACTTAATTGAGCCATTGTG